AATTATTCATGATAAAGGTGCGGAAATCGTGGATTTACCAAGTGGAACACGTGTCATTCCGCATGATAAATCTATTCAGGCAGCGTATGCACAGGGACGACAAGACAATCAAAGTAACAGTAATAATTTTAATTTCAGTATTAATATTTATGGTGCAAATATGAAATCAGATGCCGACATGGACGAGCTAGCGGATAAATTAATGCAGAGAATTTATTATCAAATGCAAAAGAGAAGTATAAACATGAATGAGGGGGCGGTGTAATGGCTTCAATTTTGTCGTTTTTAAATCAGGCGGTAGATAGCCTTATAAGTTCAGGCTCTGGCTTAAATACAGGTTGTAAGTTGGTTTTAAGCTGTGCTGGTGAAAGTGTAACTTTTCCCGTATCGCCACCTTCTTTTGAAATAAGTAATGCTTACAATAATAGCACTATAAATGTAAATTCTTTAGGTGATATAAATATGCTAGGAAAACGTGGATTAACTACAATTAAATTTTCTAGTTTTTTTCCAGCACAGGCTTATGATGATATTGTAAATACTACACCTGATAGTCCATATAGTTATGTCGAAAAAATAAACTCTTTTGCACAAAAAGGACAGCCTTGTAAATTAGCTATATCTAATACAAATATAAATCTTAATGTGAGTATCGATACCTTTGACTATAATGAAAAAGATGGTACTAGTGATGTTTATTTTTCCATTTCTTTAAGAGAATATCGATATGTATTACCAAATTCTAATAAATTAAATAATACAACAGGGCTTGCAAGTAGAGTAGCAGAGGAACGAAAAGAAAAAGTAATTAACTGGTATCCTGGTATGGATTTAATGGATGTAGCAGCACAGAGTATGGGACAGTTTTTTCCGATTGATAAACAAGATGCAAAGCAATTATCTGTATTTAGGACGTTAGCAAAAACAAAAAATTTGAATGTTGGCACTGTACTCCATGCAACAAAGCAGTCTATTAAAATAAGTGATGATACGATTATAAATTTTTAAGGTGATAGTATGCTTATATGTAAATATACAGATCCGCCGCTTACACAAAAAGAACAAGAAGAATTACAGCAAAAGAAAAATAGCAATGAACCATACACTGAACCACTATCTGATTTTGATATTACAAATTTTGTAACGAAATGGACATGGAGCGGTGATAGTGAACAAGCAGCAAGAAAACTTGAATTTGAGATTGTTTATAATACCGTAGATAAAGACAGTGCCTTTACCGCCTTGAATTTAAAAGTAGGCGGTTTTATTTATTTATCTTATGCTGAAACGGAAGAATCAGAACCTGTTGAAATCTTTGAGGGTAGGATTTTTTACAGAAAAAGAAATTCTAATACATTTACTTTTTCTTTTACCTGTTATGATGATATGGTCTATTTAGCAAAGTCGAAGGTACAAATGCTATTTGATGGAATTACCGTAACAGATGCTATAAAGCAGGTGTGCGCAGAAATAGGCATAAACACAGCGGTGGATATTCCGCAGATTAATACTGTGGTCAGTTTCATTGCTGATGGTAAATCTTGCACTGAAGTTTTTAGAATGTTGTTTGAGTATACCAAAGCTGACACGACAAATAATCCGAATGGTGAAGATTATACAGTAATTTGTTTAAACGGAAATGTAACGGTCATTAAAAAAGGTGAGCTAATTGAAAATTATATAGCTACTGATTTAACTGATATTGATAACTCGGAACACTCCGAAAGTATTGAAAGCATGGTAAATCGTATAAAATCTGTTGATGATAATGGTAATATTTGCCAAGTTTTCACGAACAATGATGATGTTACGCATTATGGCATGATACAAGATATCTATAAAATGCAACCACCTAAAGAGGGAGAAACAGTAGATAACGTAAAAATGGCAAAATCACGATTGAAACGATTGCAGGACGAAAGTTCTATTAAAGTGATTGGCAATATACAGTGTATTACCGGATACACGATTGAAGTGCAGGAAGAGCAACTCAAAGGCAAATTTTTTATAAAAAGTGATACGCATAATTTTAGTGGTAATGTGCATACAATGGATTTAACTTTGGAGTATATACCAGATAATCCCCAAATACCAGAAATTGAACAGCAAGATATCGCTGTACCAGTATTTAAGAGTAGTAAACGTAAAAAAACTACTGGTGGCGGTAATGGAAGTTTAAAAGTAGATAGAGGACTTAGTACAGGTTTTGATGCTTGGGGAGGGACTACCATGAATAACGGTAAAAATGGTTGTGCTGAAGCTGTTGGAAAAATGGGTAGTTATTATAGTCCGTTTTTAGCAGAGCAGTGTAATAATGGTGTTGTTGGTGTACCTTCTATGGTGGCAAATGCGGAGAGTGCCGGGCTTTTGGAAGATTTTTCTATAGGTAATTTAGAAAAAGGCGATGTTATTGTTTACGGTGACAATGACCATGTAGTAATCTACGACGGTAATGGCGGATATTACGGCAATAGTAGCAGTAAAAACGTTGTGTTACATGGTAGAGATTACAATAGCCTAAACATGACACCAACAAAAATTATAAAAGCAAGCAAAGGGTGATTGAATGAAAAAAACGGAGGACCCGTACAAAGCAATGTTAACGCTTTTTCGTAATGTTGGCGGTAGAGCGGGACTACAATCCACTGTACAAATTGGCACTATTGTAAGTCCACCACCAGAAATAAAAGTGCAATGGAATGGTATGCTAC